GATATCCTTGGTGTTGCTGGAGAGTTAGCACTGTACAAAATTATTGGTGAGTATCCGAATGGTGTTATGGATATTGGTATACGTTCAATGGAGAGAGGAACTGATAAAGGAGATTTACTTCTTGACGGTCTTACTGTTGACGTTAAGACAACAGATCATGCCAACGGTAGACTACTTGCTGTAAGTAATAAGTGTCTTGGAGTTATTGATCTATTTGCCTTGGTCATAAAGATATCTGATGATTACTTTATGCTAAGAGGATTTTACCCATGCCATCTGCTCATCAAGGAAGAGAACTTCAATAGAGCAGACGGTAAGCTTGTTAGACCCTGTTACAATGTAGGACAAGAGGAGTTGATGGACTATTACGAAGCAGTAAAAAAGTTATAACCACTAAAAAAAGTGCTTGACTCTGTGAATGTGATCAGGCATAATTCGCAAATCGTTGAATGAAAAGCCACATGGTGTGGCGATTAAACCTAGAAAGGAAAACTAACATGAGTGATGTACATATTATTTCTGGCAAGGCTTATTGGGCAAGTGTAATTTCTCCCAATACAACTTACGAACCAGTATACTCTGTCGATATTTGTTTAGATGAGGATACTAAAAGTTTGGTTGAAAGCCTTGGTCTTACCGTACAGAATAAGGGCGATGATCGTGGAGACTTTGTAAAGATCAAGCGCAAGGTTTACAAGCGTGATGGTTCAGAACGTCCTTCTCCAATCGTTAAAGACTCACAGAATAATAATTGGGACGGTAGTCTTATTGGCAACGGAAGCATGGTCAATGTTAAGTTTGCTACGTATGAGTGGGAGTACAACAAGAAGAAGGGCGTAGCTTCTGACCTGATGGCTTTACAAGTCGTAGACCTTGTAGAGTACGGTGACAATAAGGATTTCTCTGCAGTAGAGGGTGGTTATACTGTAGGAAATAACTTAGATACGGGTGAAGAAATTCCGTTCTAACCGTCCCTACACACGGGGTTGTCACTTACTTAGGACAACGATTGCTGACAGGTGTGGAGAGGGACTGTCAGATTATATAACCAACTCAACAAAGGAACTAGACTATGACTAATGAAGGTAAACTACTTGGTGCACTACGTAAGCGTATGCGTGTTACACGTAAGACTGCTATCCAACATGGATGGTCAGAGAACTTAACTGCAGATATCTCACGTCTTCGTAACCGTGGGTATGACATTACTACTGTCACTGCTAAAACACCATCAGGTGAACCGTATACTCGCTATCGTTTGGTGGGTGAACCACAAGCAGCAGAGTAATTAAAATGACAACAGCACAGAAAACAATTGATACTTTGGTAGAGGACATTTACAGTCTATTCACCAGTGATGAATCTACAAAGATTCCTGCTACTGCTCTGCAGGAACTAGCGAAGGATGTTACTGATGCTGTTGTCGATGCTCTTACTGAGGAAAGAAAGCCAAGAAATAATTTAAGGCTGTCAATGATTGGTCAACCAGCACGTAAGACATGGTACTCTGTCAGATCAACTGAACAGGAAGAACTGGCTGGTTCTGACTACATCAAGTTTCTTTATGGAGATATCCTTGAAGCACTTCTTGTCTTTCTTTCTAAAGTATCCGGACATAAAGTTACTGACCAACAGAAGCAGGTAGTATTGAATGACGTTGTTGGTCATCAGGATGCAGTAGTTGATGGTGTGCTTGTTGACTTTAAGAGTGCGTCTTCCTTCTCCTTCAAGAAGTTTACTGAAGGAAAAATATTTAAGGAAGACCCGTTTGGTTATGTGGCACAGCTATCTGCATATGCTCAAGCAAACAATGTAAGGGAAGCAGGCTGGGTAGTTATCGACAAGACAACAGGAGAGATTGCTTACTGTCCTGTTCACCATATGGATATGATAAATGCAGAAGAAAAAATTAACTACTTACGACAAGCTATCGACAGTGACAAGCCACCTTCTCGCTGCTATGATGCTGTGCCTGATGGCCAGTCTGGGAATATGCGTCTGGATACTGGGTGTAATTATTGCTCTCATAAGTTTGATTGCTGGTCTGATGCGAATGGTGGCAAGGGACTACGTTCATTCCAATATGCGACGTATGTCAAACATCTAACACATGTAGAACGTGAACCTAATGTCCCAGAACTATAGATTCAGATCACGATCAGAAAGAAGAGCAGCAGACTACCTTATAAATTTAGACATTGACTTTGAGTTTGAACCACACTACATTCCGTACATGTGGATCGAGTCAAAGAAATATCTTCCTGACTTTATTCTTCCATCTGGTATTATACTAGAGGTGAAAGGTAGGTTCACACTAGAAGACAGAAAGAAACATCTTTTTCTTAGGCAGTCTAATCCTGACTTGGATGTAAGATTTGTATTCGATAACCCTAACAAGAAATTAAACAAAGGAGCAAAGACTACCTATGCAGACTGGTGTAACAAGAACGACTTTGTGTTTTGTAAACTCTCTGATGGTATTCCTGACAGTTGGCTAGATGAGAGAGGGAACAGAAAAGTTTCTGGTAGAAGTGGAAAGTCTCGTAGAAAACAAAACAACAAGTCCTGAACAGATAATGTTTCTTGGTGTTGTCTTACAGGCAATGCTTGATGCTACCAAACCAGAAAATAATAGAGAATCAGTAGAATCTAAGACAGCACGTGATGCTGCAAAGGCATGGTTCTTTGCCTCTGTAGGTGTTACTGCTGAAGATTTTAGTACTGTCTGTGATATAGCAGGTGTGGATGCAGACTATGTTCGTAGCTTTGCATTCAAAGTTCTTAAATCTAAGGAGATTAAATATGTTCGTAGGCGTATCAATGCCGTCCTTACCTTTGACTAGGAGAGATACTATGGAAAGAGATGCAGAGATTACTAAGCTATACTCAGAACTTCCTAACTTTAGGTTTGATGAGTCAGAATATATAGACGAGATGCATGAATACATTTCGTCTACTTATACAGAACATTATGCCAAGGGTAAATATCAAGCCACTGATATCATCCTTGACAGTGGACATGGCGAGGGTTTTGTCATGGGTAACATATTGAAATACTGGAAGAGATATGGTAACAAGGAAGGAAAGAACAGGAAGGACTTGCTAAAGATTATCCACTATGCGATAATCATGCTTTATGTCCACGATCAAGTAACCAAGGGAGAATAAAGTATATGCCTACTTTTCGATCTAATGAAAACCCTATGTTCCGTTCCAAGTTTAGTGAAGATATCTTCAAACATAAGTACGCACACCATGGCTGTGAAACATGGTCAAGTCTAGCTTCAGTTCTTGTTGATGATGTATGCAGTCCTTATCTCAAGGAAGACGAGAAGGAACAGCTAAAGGAATACATTACTGACTTGAAGTTTATTCCCGGTGGTAGGTACTTATACTACGCTGGCCGACCTAACAAGTTCTTCAACAACTGTTACTTACTACGAGCAGAAGAAGATACACGGGAAGACTGGGCAAACCTTTCATGGAAGGCAGAGTCATGTCTGATGACAGGTGGTGGTATTGGCGTAGACTATTCTGTCTACCGTGAAGAGGGAAGAGTACTGGCAGGTACTGGCGGTCTTTCTTCTGGACCTATTCCAAAGATGTTGATGATCAACGAGATTGGCAGACGGGTTATGCAGGGTGGTAGCAGACGATCTGCTATCTATGCCAGTCTTAACTGGAAACATGCTGATGTAGAAAAGTTTCTTACCAGCAAGAACTGGTATGACATGCCCGTTGGTAACACAGGTTTTACTATCGGTCAGATAAAGGAACAAGATTTTAATTACATAGCTCCGCTGGACATGACAAACATCAGCGTGAACTACGATACTGAATGGTTAATTAACTACTGGGAGACAGGAGATGTTGGGAATACATTTAAGCAGAATGTTCGTCAAGCACTGCGCACCGCTGAACCGGGATTTTCGTTTAACTTTTTCGACAAAGAAAATGAAACACTTCGTAATGCATGCACTGAAGTTACTTCGGAAGACGATTCGGACGTATGCAACTTAGGATCAATCAACCTTGGTAGAGTAGACAACCTTCAAGAGTTTAAGGATATCGTTACTCTAGCCACTAAGTTTCTTATGTGTGGTACATTCAAGGCAAAGCTGCCTTACGAAAAGGTATACGATGTACGTATTAAAAATCGTAGGCTTGGTCTTGGTTTGATGGGTATGCATGAGTGGTTGATCAAGCGTAGTTACAAGTACGAGGTAACACCTGAACTGCATAAGTGGTTGGGTGTATACAAGGGTATTAGTGATGAAGTTTCAAAGAAGACTGCAAGTGAGTTTGATTGCAGCACACCAGTAGCTAACCGTGCTATTGCACCAACAGGAAGCATTGGTATTCTTGCAGGTACAAGTACGGGTGTTGAACCTATCTTTGCTGTTGCTTACAAGCGACGGTACTTGAAGGGAGGCACACGTTGGCACTATCAGTATGTTGTTGACAGTGCAGCACAGGAACTGATAGACTTGTATGGTGCTAATCCTGACAAGATTGAATCTGCTCTTGATCTTGCTGAAGACTATCAGAGACGAATCAAGTTTCAGGCAGACGTACAGGACTACGTTGACATGTCTATCTCTTCAACTATTAACTTACCATCATGGGGAAGTAAACTTAACAATGAAGATACTGTTGACAGCTTTACTGATGTACTTGCTTCTTACGCTCACCGTTTACGGGGCTTTACTGTATACCCTGATGGCTGTCGTGGTGGACAGCCACTAACATCAGTACCTTATGCTGAAGCTGTGGATAAGTTAGGTGAAGAGTTTGAGGAAGGACTAGAGACACATGACATTTGTGATATTACTGGACATGGAGGGAGTTGCGGAGTTTAATGCTTACGTACCACACGTATAAAGAAGTACTACCAAAAGAACTATGCAATAGTATAGTAGGTATTGCCAAGGAGTTAGACAGTCAGGAAGCTGATGTATATCAGAATGGCAATAGTGTTTTACTTCAAGAGGTAAGGAATAGCAGACTTACTTGGTTAGAAAATCCTGAACTAACTTCCATTCTACAACTGTACGCAGAGACAGCTAACAAAGAAGCTGGCTGGGACTTTCACATAAATTGTTTTGAAACTCCACAGATTTCTTTCTATGGCAAGGGACAGTTCTACGACTGGCACATGGATACTGGCGTAGAACT